CATGGATCTTATTTCAGAAGGCGAAATACAAGGATTAGACAATGGCTTTAATAGTATTTTTTTAGATGGAACTCCAGTACAAGATGTTAATGGAAATAATAATTTTACAGGGTATCAAATTGAAACACGTAATGGCACACAAATACAACAATATATATCAGTACCTTCTAACGATGGAGTTCAGGGTAGCGAAATAGAAGTAGGGCAAAACATTGGATTGCCTGTTGAATTAATAAGAGGTACAGGTACAAATCCAAATGTTACTGTAAAACAAATAAATAATAATGCTGCTACAAAAGTAAGGGTTACTATTTCTATTCCAGTATTAAGAAAGATTGAAAGTGATGGAGATATTGTAGGTACTTCAGTAAAAATAAAAATTAGAGTTCAATATAGCGGTGGTAGTTATGCACTTGTAAAAGAGGATGAAATTAAAGGTAAATCATCTAATAATTATCAACGTGATTATGTATTTCCTTTAACTGGATCTTTTCCTGTAAACATTGAGTTATCTAGAATTACTAACGACTCAACAAGTACAAAACTTTCTAATAAAACATTTTGGAGCAATCTTACAGAAATTATTGATGAAAAACTTAGTTATCCCAACAGTGCTTTAGTTTTTTTACGGTTCGATAGCCGTCAATTCTCAAACATTCCAAGACGAAAATATTTAATACGTGGGCTAAAAACCCAATTACCGAGTAATGCTTCTGTTGATACCACAACACATTTAGGAAGAGTTACTTATTCTGGCATTTGGGATGGTACTTTTGGTGCTGCACAATGGCATAGTGACCCTGCTTGGCATTTATATAACTTACTAATAAATGATAGGTATGGGGTAGGTTTAAATGCTGCTACTTTAGATAAGTTTGATTTTTATACAATTAGTCAATATTGCAATGATTTAGTACCTGATCGGAAGGGTGGAGAGGAGGTTCGGATGGCTTTAAATATGGTTATAAATCAACGAAGACAAGTTTACGATGCCATAAAAGAATTAACATCAATTTTTAGAGGGATGACATATTACGGTGCTGGTAGTTTAGTTGTTACTCAAGATTCACTGCAAGATAGTAAATATTTAATTGGCAATTCAAATGTAGTTGACGGGGCTTTTGAATATACTGGCGTTTCACAAAAGGCTAGACATACTACTTGTACTGTTGCATATTCTAGTTACGACAAATTAGGAGAGGTAGATTATGAATATGTTGAAGATGTTGATGCTGTAGCTAAGTACGGAATTATTAATAAGCAACTTAAAGCACTTGGGTGTTATTCACAGGGGCAAGCACATCGTATAGGGTTATGGGTTATAAAAAGTGAGGCAATTTTAACTAGCACCGTATCATTTACAGTAGCAATAGAGTCAGGCATAATTTTAAGACCAGGTATGGTAATAGATATTGCTGATGAATTAAAAACTGGCTATAAACATACAGGTTATATAAGTACAGGATCTACTTCAACAGTTGTAAAAATAGATAGTGGTGAAAATATTTCTATCGATTTAACAAAAACTCCAGAAATGTCAATTTTGTTGTCATCTGGAATTGTTGAAAAAAGAACCATACAAAACATAGACGTTAATGCAAAAACAATAACTGTATCTACTGCATTTTCTGAGGTACCTAATCCTGAATCAGTTTATATTTTACAAAGTACTGAAGTACAACCTCTACAATATAGAGTTATAACAGTTGATGAACAAGAACAAGGTTTATATTCTGTTACGGCACTTGAGTACAATAGTTCTATTTATAATGCTGTTGACCAAGATTCTGCTATTACAACAAAAAATGTTACTGATTTATCAGCAGCACCAAATCCACCAACTGATGCAGTAGATAAAGAATTTTTATATAGTGACGGTCAAGGAGTGTTTGTTGGTTGTGATATAAGTTGGAAGCATGACATGAAACGTGTTTCTGAATTTGAAGTTACTTATAGAGTTGATAATGATAACTGGGCGACTGTAAGGACATCATCACCTTCTATTTCTTTAAGACAGGGTGGTAACTTTGGTGCATTAAGAGCAGGTGTTTTACAAGTTCAAATACAAGCTAAAAATTATTTAAATAAAAGCAGTACTATTTTAAGTCATACAGTTAATTTAGCTGGTAAAACTGCTGCACCTAGTTCTGTTCAAAATCTTACAATGATACCAACAAACGGTTTGGCAAGATTGCAATGGACACAAAGTGAAGATCTTGATGTAATCGTAGGGGGATTAGTTAGGTTAAGACATTCTCCTTTATTATCTGGAGTTAGTTGGGCTAATTCTTCATCAATACATAGTGATTTAACTGGTACTGCGAAAGAAGCATATTGTGATTTAAAAGAAGGAACTTATTTAGCAAAATTTGTTGATTCTGGTGGAAGAACAAGTGTTGATGCTGCTTATGTAGAATTTCAAAAACCTGATCTTAATAATTTACAAAATATAAATACACAAACAGAACATAATAGTTTTAACGGTAATAAAACTAATTTAGAAGTAGATTCTGGAGAGCTTGTTTTAAGTGCTAATGGTTCTGTTTTGCATACAACAGGTACATATTTATTTGCTAATAATCCTATAGATTTAGGTGATGTTTTCAGTATCTCTTTAGAAAGTAAATTAAAAGTAAGATCATTTTTTCCTAACGCTATAACTATAAATCAAATGGGTCTTGATTTTGACCCTAATGCTGCACCTAATACTACTGGTTTTGCAGCAGTGCCTTCTTTTACAGGCGACACTCCTGATAATGCTGATGTGAAACTTTATATTAGAACTACGCAAACAGCAACTAATGCATCACCTACATACACATCTTGGCGGCCTTTTAATAATGCTGAATTTAAGGCTAGAGGATATGAATTAAAAGCTGAATTTGAAACTAATGATTCTGCTGCACAATTAGCAATACAAGAATTAGAAGTTAAGAGCAATATGCCATTACGTACTATTAGTGGTACTGGCACTTCATCATCTAGTGGTGATGTAACAATATCTTTTGCTAATAAATTTGCAGCAAGTCCTGTAATTGGTATTACATTTAGTGCTACAACTAGCGGTGACTATTATAATATAAGTAGTACTTCTGCTACGCAGTTTAGTGTTTCTATTTTTAATGCAAATAACGATAGACAAGCTAGAGCATTTACTTTTACTGCTACAGGTTATGGGAAGGGTATTTAATTAATGGCACAAGTACAATCAGGAAATTATCCAATACCAAATGATACAGGTGCTAATGTTTTATCTGATATAAATGAAAATTTAGCTGCTTTAAATTCTAACAATGCTGCTAGTACTCCACCAAGTAATACTCTTGCACATCAATTTTTTGTAGATGAATCTACAAATCCTGATACATTACGTATTCGTAATTCAAGTAATAATGGTTATATAGATTTAGGAAAATTAGAAACCGATTTAGGCCATATGCCTAAAACTGGAGGTACTTTTACAGGTGCTATAAGTTTTCCATCTGGTACAAAAAGTACACCTGCAATACAACTTAATGATGCTGACACTGGTTTCTATCTGTACGCTGCTAATGACATTGGAATATCAACTGGTGGTGAAGTAAGAGTTAATGTAAATTCTAATGGTTTAACAATTAATGAAGGTAAAGAATTACGTTTAAAAGATCCACAAGATAATAATTATATTGCTTTAAAATCACCAGCATTAAATTCAGATATAACTTTTACACTTCCAGATAACGATGGCAACAGTGGTGACAAGTTAGAAAGTGATGGCAATGGTAATTTATCTTGGCAGCCTGTAGCTGGTGTTCCTACTGGTTCTGTTCATTTAATGGCAACTACAACAGTGCCTTCTGGTTATTTAGAATGTAATGGACAAAGTTTATCTAGAACAGGTACATACGCTAATTTATTTTCTATTATTGGCACAACATGGGGTGCTGTAGATGGAAATCATTTTAATATTCCAGATTTACGTGGAATGTTTGTAAGAGGTTGGGCTAATACAAAAACAGGAACAAATGATGATGGTAGAACTTTTGCACAAGCACAATCGTCACGAAATAAATCACATACTCATACCGCTAGTGCTGGTTCAACTGTTACTGACCCAGGCCATAGACACCCATCTAGAGGTTATGGAACTGATGATGACGGTGGCGATCAGTTTACTGGTAGTGGTAACAACAGTCTTAGAAATAATGCAATAGAAGATGCAAATACAGGTATAACTGTTGCAACTAATGTTACGATTGCAGCAGATGGTGATGATGATGCAAGACCTGATAACATTGCAATGATGTATGTTATTAAAACTTAATTATGGCAATTCAACCTGGTACATATAATTTTACTTTGCAACGTAGATCAGATCATAGTATTCCATTGTTGTTTAAAGATGGAAATGATGCTGCGATAAATTTAACTGGATATACTGTAGAAGCACAGGTTTGGGAAGAAACACGCACCACAAAATATGCAGATTTCGCTGTTACCTATACAGATCGTTCTGCTGGTTCTGTTTCAATAGCGTTGACAGACACACAAACAGCTACATTTACCCCTGATATTTTAAAATATGATGTTTTATTAACTGATCCTTCAGGGTCGAAAGAATATTATTTAGAGGGTACTATATATGTAAGTGAAGGTTACACCGCATGACTTCAGTTAATGTTACAACTACAAAAAATACAGTTACAGTAAATGGAGAAACTCGT